TGCTCAGACGCACCGATGCAAGCTCGGCACTGCCAGTGCATTATCTCCATTATTGCTGCCGTTGCTAACTGTTGCGAGGGTTCCATTCCTATATGCAACTCATTCCTTGCCTTGCGTGCTAGCAAAAGGATGGCTCTACGCAGCGCGCTGATGTCGTGATCCCTGGCGCGAAACATATCCGAGCCGATTGATGTTGCGCCCGACAAAGCAGCAACGTGTTCGACTGGCTTAATCTTTTCCTCAACGGACTTAAGGTCTGATGTTACGCATGCACTTGATAGTCGTTCAGCGAATCCCATAGTTTCTCCCTTATTTGCTCATCTGCGTATTGACGTATGCAATCATCGGCCATTCCTTTTGTCTGCGCTAATGCGAACCTGGTGATCGTCCCGGCACTCTTCTGAGCAATATGCGCGACCATCATCTGTTTTCTCTGAGCAGTTACGGCAGCGTCCTAGCTCGAATGCGCTGACGGCATGACCTAGCTGATACTGTGCCTCTGCTAGTTTGTCGGCTAACCATTCTTCGGCTCTTGCGCATCCGGCGTCTATTGGATCTGAGTAGCGTTCAGCTTCATCCATTAGTGGCACCACTTTTCTATTTATTAACCAAGGCTTTTAAGCAATGATTGCAATTGCTTGAGTTTCTCAGTGTCTTTGACGTTATCAGCCATTTCTTTTTCCACATCGGATAGTTTCACGTCAATTTCACTTGCCAATTGATTTATAACCTTGGCAGTGTCCATAAACTTGATGGCAATTTCGCGGATAGCATCAAAAGCATTAACTTCTTTGGCTGTCATTTTGATTTCCATTTGTTGAGTTTGTTTATCTTCAATTTCTTTAATCTTCACAATTTTTTTAGTAATTGCTACTTTTGCAAACGTTCCCGGAGTGCCTTCTATTACCAATCCATGTTGGATTAGCGTATTAAGACATCCTTTCAATATGTTCATCTCTGGATTTGAACCGTGTGCTTTTGATAAGTCATTAGCTATTCGCCCAGATGTCCAATAAGTATCTCTTGGTACGGCATCAAATACTTTTTTGGCGACAGATGAAAGTCCATTAAATACAGCTTTAAATCGAGCCTCGTTCACATTTTCTCCAATACTAATTAAGTATTTTACTTTTGAAACTGCCTTGCATGTTTTGCAGTAATAATCAAAGCCGTCTTTAGTTTGTTTTTTCTTGTGAAATTGATCGTTATCTTTTATTTGCCTACATCCCACGCAAACCTTCATTTCTTCAACTCCTTTAGCTTTGCAATTAGCTTTTCTATGTCTGAGTTTTCAAAAACAGCAAACAATTGTTCATCGTCAAATAATCCATCTCTACATAAGCAATCGGTTTCTATATCAACGCTTTCGCCTAGCTCCATCATTGCGCAAGATTCACCAAACATCGGGAACGTGAATAACTCTGAACTTAGAAAATCATTGCTTGTAAGCGTTTCGCCTTTTATGTTTATGCTTTCAAAGCAACAAGGCGCATATTTTGCAAACAAAGTTCCTGCTGGCAACGATAAAAATTCTTTCCTATTTACTATTTTCATTTTTAATTTCCTTTAGCTTTGCCACGTAATGTGCTTTGATGGCCTTCAGTTGGTCGATTGTGTATTTGCGGGGCGTTTGATCTGCCTCTAATGCTTCAACCGCTTGCATTCCTATTCTGGCAATCAGTCCGATCCGATAATCGACGGCTCGACCACCACCGTAACGGTTGCAAACTTTGTTTTGACCATGACAGTTACGCTCATCGAATCGTAAATGTGGTGCGCTCCCCACCGACCTGTAATGCCCTGCGTCAAACTCTCCGCCGACCGCTGAACGTACTTCGAGAGCTTTTCCGCAACAAATGCAAGGTCGTTGTCTATCTCGCTCACGGATATATGCGTTGAATGCAATTTGTGCCTCCTTAGTCCAATCTCTTGCGGTTTTAAGTTTGTCCAGCTTGAGCTTTATAGTCTTCCTATCCTCACGCGCTCGATTAGCCTCTGCCCTGCTTGCGTGCTTTAGGCCATAGTCGTATTCACAATCCGGGGAGCAGCATATTTTGCTTGGGCGCTCTGGCGTGAATTTGGTCTTGCACCATTTGCAGGTTTTCTGTTTTGTCTGCATTAGCTGAAAATCCAGTAAAGCAACAGAAGAAACGCAATAACCAGATAGCTGCCTAAAAGTGAAACTATGAACACGGGAAACTGGATCACGATGTATGCTTTTTCATAAACTCGCTGTAAGGTATGCGAATTTCACGATGGAAAATAGCAGCTGCTGATTCGTTGTGATCTAGTTCAGATCGTGACTCAACACCGCAAGTAAAACGAATGTGTTCCGCCGCCTCTCCTTCTGAATCGCATCCGTACCAAGTCAAGAAAGCGGGTTGCTGGCAAAGCTGACTAGCCAACCGAGCAAGCGCCCCACCTTTCGGCTTTTCGATCATTTTCGTGGCGTCAGGAAGATGATCGGGCTTGCGCATTTCTGTGACCGCTGCTTCGTTAGTCAGTCGAGCAATAGCGCACGCACTGCCTCGCTTGCCAAATAGCGCAAAAGCCTCTCCTGCGTACTGAGGATCAATGTCTATCGTTAGCCTGAGCGTGTCGTCAGCCATTGTCTTGACGCCGACTGTGCTTGCAATAATGGCGCTCATCTCGCATTGCCTCCTAGAAAAGCGCAAAGAACGACTAATGCAAAGTAGTGGGTTCCATCACAGAAGAAATCGAGAATATACGTAACAGTTTCTAAGCTCACTTTGCAGGACTCCGCTTAACGCCTGCCAGCTCATAAGCAAATTTGCTTGCTGAGTTTGCTACTGCCAGCGCACCGACTGCCATCCCTTGTTTTTGGCAGTTTTCCCTATCGCGCTGAATAAATTCAAAATCCTGTACAGAATTAAGCACAATGCGATGCTCGCGCTTCGTTCCTGCGTCATAAACGGCAAAGCCTTGAGACTCGCCTTTTACTGGTTCCCATCGGATCATGCTGCCAGCTCCATCTGAATAGACTGTTTTTCCCAAAACATCATTGATTGAACTGACTCAATACGCTCACGAAGAACCCGAGCTTTAGATTCTTTGCTTGCTGGCGTATAAGTTCCTCGCCACTTTGAATCAATGCCTACGTTTTGCGCTATGTTTGTGCTGTCTGCGCTAGCTAACGGCAGACGGCTAAATACTTCGGTGTTCAGCATGCGCAATCCGTGCAGTTTTGTGACCGGCAGACCTTGTTTATCAGTGACGGCGTTCATGGCTTCGGCCATTCTTCCCCACCATCTGGCGTCGCCAACTGTTGCGTATTGGCCAGATGATCCAATGCATATACGCGGCCAGTCGTGCGCAAGGCGTTCAAGACGTTCGATTGATTCGTGCATGTGCCAAACAGGTGCGCCGACGTTGGCATGTCTTGCCTGCCAAGGCCATTCACCGAGCAAGTCATCATTTGCTTTTTCATCGCCATCAATCACGTCCGGAATAACTGCAAAGTCAAAATTTGGATAACGGTGTAATTCCGAAACCCATGCGTAATAGCGTGACCAATCGGAAACAGGTTCGCCGCTTTTCCATGCCGAAAAAGCGCCGTTATCAACAGCAAATGACTGGCATATCTCAAGCACCAAGCCAAGTTGATCAGGGTATCGAAACGAAACAAAAGCATGCCCACCACCAACGGCGGCAATTGCTGCTGATGCTGGTGTAATTGGCAGTCCGTGGTAATGGATCATTTCGTCACCTCATGCGATACGCCAACCACAAAATGTGTTTCATACGAGATAACCTTTTCAACCGTCCGAACATGGACACCAAACGCATCTGCTAACGCTTGGTTGCTGTATTTCTCGTTAATCTCTTGGCGTAGCTTGTTGCGTGTTTCTACGGCCTCACGGATGGCTTGAACTTGAAGCGGTAATAACTTGGTTTGCGGTAAATCCAATCCTCTCCGGGCAAACTCATAGGCGCGTTGCTCATACTCGAAACGAGATATGACGCCTTTTGCGCGGATGGATTTGATAGGTTTATTTGCTGGCTGATGAGCTATCATTTAGTCACCTTGTCGCTATCAACCTTCTCCCTGTGGAGTCGGTAGCTTTCTACTTCTGCCTTTGCGAGTGCTTCTGCTTTAGCGCGGGGAATACCACCATCAAATTCCATGATTGCGGCTCGTTCCTGTGCGTACTCTTCGTCTTCTACTCGCTTGAAACCGAATATCGACATGAATGAATCACATGCGGCTTTGTTCATGATGTTTTCAGCTTCCAAAACTCGCACGCAGCAGCAACACCACCGGCAACAGGGTTAGCAAACTCAGCCTGGCACGCGGACAGATACTCTCTGCGGTCTTCAGATGTCCAACCATTTGCCATTCGGTCAGCAAGCCAGATTTGAAGGTTTCCACGGTCGTAATCGGATAGCTTGATTTCTCCCGGCTTGTCCTTTTTTTGGCGAGACTCTTGGAGCTTGGCAAGTGCGTCTAGTGCGCTCATTGATGCACCTTTCCAAGTCCTGCGATCATTTGCGCGATACGTTCCTGGTTGAGCTGCATTTCCTCTTCCGTGAATTTATGCTCAAGCATTGGCTTATCGTTTCCAATGCGCTTTGCTGCAATGCGGCATAAATTTAGAAATTCTGGAAGAGTAGGCGGATATGGGTGGTCATCTAAGGCGTCCAAGGCAAACTTGATGGCCTTCGGCTTATCCTCGAAACCGGATAGCTTTTCAGCCCATGTTCGCTTGACGTTTGCAATGTCGGTGCCTTGCCATAGGTTTGCAAACCTTGACCCATAGAGCGCTTCAAAGTGCGCAAATAAGCGATTTATCCATGTCTCAGGCAGCATTTATTAACCTCATCTGTCCGAGGTCTATAACGTCTGCCGTCCGTCCGGTTAGCTGGTTAAGCGTGCTGATTTTTGCGTCCGTGAATGTCTTATTCTTTGGAGCAACCCAATCAGCCTTAAATCCACGCCAGCCATTCATACAACACAGTTCCAGTGCTTGTAATAGCGTCATTCCAGCCGCGTTTGCCTGCTTGGTAATCATGTTGATTGCGGTAGCCGTCGGAGGGGCTTTCTGTGCCTTACGCATCGTTAGCCAGTCGGCGGCTGTTTGCTCATCAACGCCTTTTGCAAGTAGGTATTCCATAGCGTCGAATCTCATGCTGCTAACCCCAAGCGTGCGTCAGAATCACGAAGCTGAAAGAACCCTTCATGCTCAGGATGCAGAACAGAGAACAACCGAGCCATATCAGGGATACGGTTGTTATTGATCTTCCATTGGCTACCCTGTTCTGACATTACTGAGTTATGGCGAATCACCTCTGCAATCGTCCGAGCTGAGTAGCGATCACGACGCGATGCAATTAAAAGCGCCTGGCGCTCAAACTCACAATAGATAGGAAGGTTTGATGCAATCCAATCACTGAAGTCATAAGTGAATTCTTCGCCACTTGTAATTTCTAGATGGTTTTCCATTACGCAGCATCCAATGCGAACAGGTCTTGTTGTTTATCCATGACGGCTTCGCTGCAATTACGCGCAGCTAGATCGAAATAGGACGGCTTCAATTCAGAACCACAAGCGCGACGGCCCATTTGCAATGCCACATAAGCCTCGCTACCAATTCCGAGGAATGGTGTAAAAACCAGATCATTCGGATTTGTCCAAAGGTCGATAGCGCGTTCAATTACATCTAGTTGAAGTGGTGAAATATGGCGCTCGTCATCTGACTCCCTGGCGCTCATGTATTGCAGCGTGCGCGTCTGTTTTACATCCATCCATACCGGACTAGCGTATTGCTGCCACAGATCAACAGAGTGGCTTTCATGCGTTTTGGTGACTGGATCTGGGTTATCGCCAGGCTTGCGAACCACAACGAGATAATCAGCAATACCTTGACGGCTCATTGCTGAGTCTTTGCGCAGTTGCTTATAGAGAAGTCCGAGTGCTTTAGTGCGCTGCATTGCAACGACTGGATCTTTCCATATGCAAACTTCTGAGTGATAGATAAATCCAGCTTCTTGATGCGAACGGATGATTTCCCCGCGAAAGTCTTTGAGTCCGATAAATCCATCACGTGCTTTAGAAGTCGGCAAATTCATGCAATGGATTGCGATCAATCGCCCTGGCTTCATGGCGCGGTACATTTCCGCGATCAGATAACGATAGTGCTGCCAGAAGTCATCAGACGATGCGTTGTTGCCCATGTCGCGTTCTGAGTTGCTGAACACGTAAAGCGACTCGAAAGGCGGTGAATAAACGGAGAAATCGATAGAGTTATCAGGCAGCGAACGGACCACATCAACGCAATCGGCGTTATACAGAGCGAATTTGTCAGTTACAACTTGATTAAGGACGTTCATGATGCCTCCTTGAGCCATGCCGGAATAGTCATCGGCAGATTCGGGTTATAGGTTTCCGTATTGCTGCGTGCGCCAATAATTTGCGCTTTAGTGATCTGGCGCATACGGTCAATCATCTTTTCAGCCATTTCGTTTGCCTGGGCCTGCTTGCGCTCAATATTGGCTTTAACTGCGCCTTCGGTTTCGGCGGTGATGATATGAACGGTGACTTGCTTCTTTTGCCCGAAACGATGGCAGCGACGAACGGCTTGGTAATACTTCTCGAAAGAGTCATCCATGCCTGCAAAAATCATCGTGTCGCAATGCTGCCAGTTCATGCCGAATCCGCAGATAGACGCCTTAGAAACCAATGCGCGGGAGTCGCCATGCGTAAAAGACATAACGTTGTTTGACTTAACATCAAGTGATTGCGAACCTGTTACCTCGACCGCTCCATTGATTAGCTTGGCGAGTCGTTCGCTTTCTTCGTTCATGTGACACCAGATAATCACTGGCTTATCGGTACTATTGGCGATTGACGCAGCCAATTGGATACGGTCATCCATGCTTGATTTCTTAGCCTGGCGGCGCTCGGTCAAAGTCTGAGCAGTGACCGCGAATAGCTGGCCTTCAATCAGTTCGCCACCAGACACAACGTGTTCAACGATGTTGATCGGAGGAAGCTCGTAGCGCGAACCATCAAAACCTAGATCAGAAGGATTACGAATGCAGATAGCCCATGATGCCATCCACTCCCAGAACTTGACCTTGCCATGGCCCTTCAAGCGCCATTTGCCAGTGTCGCCACCATCGTGCGTGAAGAACGTAGCCAGCATTTCCTGTGCGTTCATCAC